TACTGGGTCAAATACGGCGTATGCGGGTGGCGGTGGCGGTGGCGCAAATAATTCACGTGCAGGCAATGGCGGACAAGGTGGTGGTGGTAACGGCGCAGGCAATAACAACAGTTATGTATCAACATCTGGCGGCACAAACACTGGTGGCGGCGGAGGCGGTGGCGGGTATACTAGTAATTACACATCTGGTTCACCAGGTGGTTCCGGTTTTGCAGTCATCAAAGTGTCTGACACACAAAATAAGATTGCAGTCTTCTCTAACACAGCCACATGGAATGTGCCAACAGGAGTTTCATCAATAGAGTATTTGATTGTTGCTGGTGGAGGTGGTGGTGGTGGAACGCATGGTGGAGGTGGTGGTGCTGGTGGTTATCGTACATCAACATCTTATCCCGTTTCACCGGGATCTTATACGGTTATTGTTGGTTCCGGTGGCGCAGCAAAATCAAATGGCTCCAATTCAGGAATTTATAATGTATCTTCATCAGTGTGGTCTGCTGGTGGTGGTGCGGGAGGCACTTCAGTTTCATATGAACCCGGCACCATTGGCAATAACGGTGCCGGCGGCGGTTCTGGTGGTGGAGGTTGTGGTGGAGATAACAATTCATTCGCAACAGGAATAGGAGGAATAGGAAATCTTCCTAATGTTTCACCCGCACAAGGAACCGGTGGTGGCATTGGTGCTGGTGCTGGTGGTTCATGGCAAGGTGCTGGAGGTGGCGGTGGTGGTGCTGGCGCAAATGGGGCTAATGCAGCAAGTGGCACACAAGGAGGTAATGGTGGCATAGGTCTTGCATCATCAATTACAGGAACTCCTATATTTTATTCTGGAGGTGGAGGAGGAGGTAGCAGAACCGGCGGTGGACCTGGAGGTGGAGCCGTTTACATGACTGGCGGTGGATTAGGTGGTGGTGGTAATGGAAACTCTGATGGTCTTGGTGTTGGTGCTAATGGCTCTTCTTTCACAGGTGGTGGAGGAGGTTTTGGTGCGTCTGGTGGTTCTGGTATAATCATCCTTAAATGGACATAAATAGATTTATAAATACAAAGTAACTTTTTAAACAAAGAGGGAGTTTTACAAATGGCACATTTTGCACAACTTGATGAAAACAATGTAGTAACACAAGTCATTGTTGTGTCTAACAATGAACTGCTTGACGCTAGTGGTCAAGAACGTGAAGAAATGGGTATTGGTTTCTGCCAAAGATTGTTCGGTGGCAATTGGAAACAAACATCATACAATCACAACTTCCGCAAGCGTTATGCAGGCATCGGTTATTCATACAATGCAGAACTTGATGCATTCGTTCCACCTAAACCATATCCTTCGTGGGTGTTGAACAATGAAGATGCAAACTGGGATCCACCTGTACCACGACCAGAAGATTATGGTGTCGGTGAAGGTAAAAAAATGTATATGTGGGATGAAGATACTACTTCTTGGCAAGAATTGCCTCCTGGTCCATCTGAAGAGCCAGTTTAAAATTGTTATTCATTATAAAGAAAACCCCGCTTGTCGGGGTTTTTTATTAGCGGTACAAGATTGACTAAATACACAATTAGAAGGAGATAGTCTTGGCTGCTTACGTAGAAATTACCATTGAGCAAGGTGCAAACCTAACATCAACTGTTACAGTAAATGATACACAAGGTGATTCTGTAAATCTCACTACATATTCTGCATCTGCTCAATTACGCAAATCATATTATTCTTCATCAGCAAACACATTATCAGCAATAATTACTGGCAACGCTAACGGTCAAATTACACTATCAATGACCGCTGCAAATACAGCAAATCTAACTCCCGGTCGTTATGTTTATGATCTAATTATCAGAAATTCGATTGATAACTCTGTGACACGTGTAGTAGAAGGCACTGCTGTTGTACTTCCATCAGTTACGAGGTAAGTCATGCCAGATTTAGGTAAAGTTACGGTTTTTCAACCAAATAGAACAACACTTGTATCGCCCAATTATAAACCAAAACCAAATGTATCATTAGCAGAAATTAATGATGTATCTACAGAAGGTGTTGAGAATGGTTTTTCTTTAGTTTATAATTCGGCCAATAATCGTTTTGAAATGAAAATTGCTACCTCCGTTTTAGAAAAACTTGACGGCGGTTTATTCTAAGAATTACAAATGGCAAATACACCAATTCAAATAAAACGTTCGCTAACGTCGAGCGCACCAACATCATTAAATGTCGGCGAACCGGCGTATTCATACACTAGTAATACATTATTCATTGGTTCACAAGATGGAACAGGTTATATTCCTATCGGTGGTTGGGATAATTACATCCGTAGTATTTCTGCATATGAAAGATTAAACGCTGTCTCACACACAGCAAACGCATCTTCTCTTCGTGCGAACAATTCATTAGACGCTAACGTTGGTGGTTTGATTACTGGTGATGTTACCATTCAAGGTAATCTGAGTATCATTGGTGGTTCGATTGGTGCTAACGTGCCTGTTGTATTAATCGGTGATAATATTATTTCGCTGAATACCGCAATCAGTCCATCGGGTGAACCGACATTAAATGCAGGTATTGAAATTGATCGTGGCGCACAGCCAAATGTTTATTTGTTATGGAATGAAACTGATAATAAATGGACATTTACGAATGACGGTATAAACTATGATGATTTGGGTGGTTCAGCACCGGCATCATACGCCAACTCTGCATTTGTAAAAGCAAATTCGGCATTTCTACATGCTAATTTTTCTTTTAATCATGCCAACTCAGGATTCATTCAAGCAAACTCAGCATTCTTACATGCTAACTTTGCTTTTGCCAATGCAAATGCCGGTCTTGCAATGGCCAATGCGTCATATATTCATGCCAACTCAGGATTCATTCAAGCTAATTCATCATTCTTTCATGTAAATGCGGCATACTTACATGCGAATGCTGCATACACAAGTCAGAATACAAGTGGCATTCGTGCGAACTCGGCATTTGAGCAAGCCAACGCAGCATTCATCCATGCCAATTCGTCATTTCAGTTTCAGAATGCTTCAGGTAGTTATGCAAACTCTGGTTTTATTCAAGCCAACTCTGCGTATCATCACGCCAATGCTGGTTTTGCCAACGCTAACGGTGCATTTGCCGCTGCTAATGCTGCATATATTCAAGCCAATTCAGCATTCATACAAACAAATGCAGCATTCATTCATGCAAATAGTGGTTTCATAAAAACAAACTCAGCGTTTGACCATGCCAATGCTGCCTTTGCAAATGCCAACGGTGCTTTCGCTGCTGCTAATGCTGCTTTTGCGAATGCCAATGGTGCCTTTGCAAAATCAAATGCTGGTTATAATCATGCAAATTCTGGATTCATTCAAGCGAATGCGGCATTTATACATGCGAACAGTGGCTTTATTCAAGCGAATGCAGCATTCAATCATGCCAATGCCGGATTTATTCGTGCAAACAATTCACTGAATGCCAATGTTGGTGGTCAAGTTACTGGTGATGTCGTCGTTGTTGGTAATCTTACATCAAATACATTAACAACAACAGGTTCAAACGGTAGCATTACAGGTGCTAATGCTATCTTCTCAAACTACTTCTTTGGTGCAAACGGTACAGTAGACCTGTACGTCTACACATCATACGCCTTCGCAAATGCTAACGGTGCTTTTGCTAGAGCCAATGCTGCCTTTGCGAATGCCAACGGTGCATTCGCCGCCGCTAACGCTGCATACATTCAAGCTAACTCGGCATTTATAAAAACAAATGCTTCGTTTGACCATGCGAATGCTGCTTATATTTCTCAGAATGCAACAGGTCAGTATGCTAATGCTGCGTTCATTCATGCGAACAGTGCATTCATACAAACTAATGCGGCATTTGATCACTCAAATTCCGGATTTACTCAAGCAAACGCTGCATTCATACACGCCAACAGTGCATATGAATCTCAGAATGCAACTGGTCAATACGCTAATGCAGCATTTATTCATGCAAACAGTGCGTATGAATCACAGAATGCTACAGGTCAATATGCAAACGCCGCATTTATACATGCTAATAGTGGATTCATTCAGTCTAATGCTGCATTCATACATGCCAATAGTGGATTTATACAAGCCAATGCAGCATTTGATTATGCCAATGCCGCTTATATAAGTCAGAATGCAACTGGTCAGTATGCTAATGCTGCATTTATACATGCCAATAGCAGTTTCATTGAGGCTAATGCTGCGTTTGCTCACGCCAATGCAGGTTACAATCAAGCCAATACTGGAACAATATTAGCACAAGCAGCGTTTGATAATTCAAACACCAAGTTTAATTCTGCTGGTGGTACGATTTCTGGTAATGTAACAATTCAAAGCAATCTTACAGTTTTAGGTAATGTTACATTTGTAGGAAATGCTACATCTTTACTAATTACTGGTAATACTGGTCAGTTTTTCGGTTACGCATCTAATGGACATAACGCATTATATGCAGGTATTCCTGTTGGATTTGATTTTCAACCTCACACAGTTTTCCAAGCATCAACAAATGAGAATAATTATTCTCAGATAAACATTCAGAACATTAACAATGGTCCTGATGCATCTGGAGATTATGTTGCTACTGCTGATAATGGCACTGAAGATGATACTTACATTGACATGGGCATCGGCAGTAGTCAACATGCCGATCCGGAATTTACGTTAGTCGGACCTAATGATGGTTATCTGTATACACATGGCAATACATCAACAGGTGGTGGTGATCTTGTATTAGGCACATTCTTACCACAGAATGATGTTGTGCTTGCTGCTGGTGGTATGAATAATGAAAATGAACAGATGCGTATTATCGGTTCAAGTAATACAATCAATATTCGTGCCAATGTAGATGCAAGTCTCTCAAAGAGTGTTCTGTTAGGTGCAGTTGCAAACGTTCACATCACTGGTGGTTCTGACGATGATTATATTAGAACTGATGGCGCAGGTAATCTAACGTTTGCAAATCTGACTTCTGCAAATGTAATTAAAGTTCTATACAACACCACTAATGCCTCATTTATTCAAGCCAATGCGGCATTTGCATCAGCGAATAATATTGATGGTGTAAATCTAACACAGAACACCAATATAGCATCGGCCGCATCTTATGCCAACTCAGCGTTCATACAAGCAAACGCTTCATTTGTTCATGTTAATTCTGCATTTGATCATGCGAATGCTGCATATCAATCACAGAATGCAACTGGTCAATATGCCAATGCAGCATTCACGGTTGCTAACGGTGCATTTATTCATGCCAATAGTGGATACATTCATGTCAACTCGGCGTTTGACCATGCGAATGCCGCTTACATAAGCCAAAACTCAACTGGCAACTATGCAAATGCGGCGTTTGCGAATGCCAATGCCGGTCTTGCAATGGCTAATGCCGCTTTTGCAAATGCCAACGGCGCATTTGCTTCTGCTAATGCAGCGTTTAATACAGGTAATTCTGCATTCATTCAAGCGAATGCATCGTTTGATCATGCCAATGCAGCATTTGCAGCGGCAAACAATGTATTCCCACAAGTACAACCAGCATACGATACTGCTAACTCAGCATTTATACATGCTAACTCAGCATTTATACATGCGAACGCTTCGTTTGATAAAGCAAATAATGCTGATGCAAATGCATTGTCTGCTGGCGCATATGCGAATGCAGCATTTGCTGCTGCAAACAATGTAGCTCCACAAATACAACCGGCGTTCAACACTGCCAATGCTGCATTTATTCAAGCGAACGCTTCGTTTGATAAAGCCAACAATGCCGAAGCGAATGCATCGTCGGCAGGTGTATATGCCAATGGCGCATATGTTCACGCTAACGCTGCTTTTGCTGCTGCGAACAATGTGTTCCCACAAGTGCAGCCAGCTTTTCATACTGCTAATGCTGCATTTATTCAAGCGAACGCTGGCATTCTTCATGCACAATCAGCTTTCCATCATGCGAATGCCGGATATGATGCTGCAAATACTTCCGACGGAAAAGCAGTGGCGGCAGGCAACTATGCGAATGCTGCATTTATTGTTGCGAATGCTACTACAATTCAAGCAAATGCTTCTTTTGATCACGCCAACTCTGGATTCGTACAAGCAAACTCTGCATTCTTCCACTCAAACAGCGGATTCATTCAAGCAAATGCATCATACAATCAAGCGAATGCATCGTTCATTGTAGCCAATGCAACATCAACACAGGCTAATGCAGCATTTGACCATGCTAATGCGGCTTTTGCTTCAGCAAACAATGTAGCACCACAAGTACAACCTGCATTTAACACGGCAAATGCAGCATTCATTCAGGCTAACGCAGCAACTATTATTGCTCAATCGGCATTTAATGCTGCAAATAATGCATCTGATCCTTGGGTTCGTGGTCAAGCAAATGCCGCCTTCATTCAAGCCAATGCTGCTTTTGATAAGGCGAATACTGGTGCAAATGCCGAAGTAAGAACATTTGCCACAACTTCAAATGGTGCAGTTTCTACTTACGCTTTAGGATTTACGCCAGCGTCCAATAGTGCTGTCATTGTTTCGATTGGTGGTATTGTTCAGTTGGAAAATGACGATTACTTAGTAGATCGTACAAACAATTCTATTTCGTTTAATGAACCTCCACCAGTAGGTGAAAAGATTCGTGTTGCTGGATTTAATAATGTTAATCCATACTTTTTAGACGTTGCGAATTCCGCTGGCGCTGTTGTTGTTTCGTATAACGGCATCGGTGATGGTGTGACTCAAGGCTTTAACTTAGGTTTCAGACCTGAATCTGGTAATGCTATCTTTGTTTCTCTTGGTGGTATTTTACAACCTGAAGATGCATATACTGTCAATCCATCAACAAACACGATTACATTCGTTACCGCACCTGGTAATAATGAAAACATTCGTGTTGTTGGTTACGATAAAATTAATCCATATTATATTCAATATGTCAGTTCAAATGTTTCAGTATCAACATTTGAAACTGTTGCAAATGGTAACTTTACAACATTCAATCTTGGTTTCTTACCACAAGCACGTGAAGTATTAATTGTTTCTGTTGATGGCGTAATTCAACCAATTACATCGTATGAAGTCAATAACACACAACAAACAATTACATTTGATGCTGCACCGGCTAATGGTGAATTGGTTCGTGTCATTACAATGTACACAACCGCAAATGCTTTTGTCATACCAGACGGTTCAATTACACTGTCAAAGTTAGATGACCAACTTTATAATTTAATATACAACTCAAGTAATGTAGCAAATAACATTTCTAATACAGCGAATCTTGCAATTGCGAATGTTGAAGCCAGTGCTAACGCTACATTAAATACAGTTTCAAATACGGTCAATGCAGCATTCAATACTGCAAATGCGGCGTTCATTCAGGCAAATACGGCAGCATCAACAGGTAAGGCAATAGCAATGTCTATTGTATTTGGAGGTTAACGAATGTTACAGACAATAGGCTCCGCTAGAATAGCCAACAATGCAATCACAACTGACAAGTTGGCAAATTTTGCAGTCACGAATACCAAAATTGCGAATGCTGTCATCACTGTAGAAAATATCTCAGCGGATACTTTACCTAATTATGATTTGGATGATGTGTCATATCTGGCAGATGGAAATACGTTAAATTTTCCATTAAGATATAACACATCAAATGTGTCTGTCAGAGATCCGTCAAGTTTGATGGTTATTGTAAATGGAACGATACAGAAACCCTATGCTAATACATATGGGTCAAACACTTGGATAACAAACATCTATGCACCGGACGGTGGCTACATGTTAGACAGTGATGGTACAATTCGCTTCTCTGAGCCAGTGCCAAATGGCTCAACGATTCAAATTAGAGTGGTACCAGGCATTGCAAATACAGTTCAAAGAACTTATCCTTACCGACCGCTTGATATTATGGTCGGAGACTAAAAGACTAAATAGTAGAGATTTTTAAAAAGTAATCAATTACCCAATTATTTGGAGTTAAAATGGCTAGAAAAGTATTATCTGATACATACTATTCGTTCACCCCGTCAAGCAGAACGATTGTATTTAATCAAATCATTCAAAGAGAGAGATTCGTTCTCATTACGAATCTGAACACGAATCAGGTAATCTACAATTTTTCAGACCCGAATCTGAAAATTACCTCATATTCAACATCGACAAACACCACTACTGGAATAGCAACGACAAGTATCGTTCTTCAGTATAATACAACTGCGATGTCGGCAACCGACGATTTGCAAGTTGTCATCGATGAATATGAAGAGAAGTTTACACCGTCAGAACTATACACTGACCCAGTAAATAAATTCCGTGTTTCTCAACCACAGGCTTTAATCGATACCGACTTTGAATATTCCACTCAAGCAACTAAGTGGGAATCTCTGTCTCTGGTTAATAATCGCCCTTATGCATATCAAAACACAAGTGCGAACACCATTTTCTCAACTGGTGGTCCAATTAGTGTGACAGCCATTGCAGTCAACTCCAATTCAAGTGTGGTCACAGTTTATACCGCAAATACTGTTGCTGTAAACACTCCAATTTTTGTAACAGATACGGCATGGGGACCTGCTGATGGAACGTTTATGGTTGATTCAGTAACACCAGGTCATGCAATTCGTTACACAACAAAACAACGTTACATTAACACAGCAGCAGGCATAGCAAACGTTAATATTAATATTCCTGGTGTAAGTGCTGTTGCAAACGGTTCAGTATATTCACGTGCCAATATTGGTATCGCAAATATTAACTTCATCAGTACATTCGCAAACGGTCAGATAACAACAACTCAACCACATGGTTTGTCATTAGGTAATGAAGTTATTATTCAAGGTGCATTTGCTGCAACGTCTGGTACACCAAACGGTACTTACACAATTACTGGTGTTTACTCTAATACTACTTTCCGTATTGATGCTAACGTAGCACCAGTAAGTTCTGGCGGTATCACATCTTCACTTGCAAACTTGTTCTCTGCTGGTCGTTCAACAATCGTGCATCGTGCGTATGATGGTGGTGTTGAATTCGGCACAGCAGCAGAAGGTCATAATAATCAATTGATTCGTCAAACACGCCGTTATTTCCGTTATCAGTCTGGTAAAGGTATTCAGATGTCAACTGGTACGTTGATTAAGCCGGCGATGCGTGTTGATAGCATTACAAGTTCTGGTGTGGTTGTAACAGTCAGAACAAAAGAACCACACTTTTTAGATGCAAATGTATCAATTAATGTTGCCAACTGTTTAGAAACGGCATACAACGGAATATTTAATGTTCGTGAAACAATTGATCCTTATACATTTACATATGTTGCGAATAGCACACCTTCATCTTCTACAGCAACGGGATTATATCGTGTGACTGTAAACAATTGGTTCGGTGCTATTAACCGTATTGGTATGTTTGATGATCAAAACGGTTTGTTCTTTGAATATGATGGTACAACATTAGCAGCCGTTAGACGCTCATCTACTCGTCAACTCTCTCTTCTGAACTCGAAGTTGGTGATTATATCGTTATCAAAGGCATGTCATATCGTGTCATCGAAATTAATTCTGATACAAGATTACACATTTCTCCTGCGTATCGTGGTGAAACGCCACTTTTCCAAGCAGTTGCAAATAAGACGATTGATTATCGTTACCCACAAAACACGTGGAATCTTGACCGTTGCGATGGAACAGGACCATCAGGATACAATATTGATTTGAGTAGGATGCAAATGTTGTATCTGGATTATTCGTGGTACGGTGCTGGTTTTGTTCGTTGGGGATTCCGTGGTGCAGACGGTAATATTATTTACTGTCATAAAGTAATTAATAACAATGTCAACTATGAAGCATACATGCGTTCAGGTAACTTGCCCGCACGTTATGAAACCAACACATTCTCACGTAGAACTAGACTTCAAGCAACGATGAACTCTGGTGATAGCACCATGAATGTGGCGAATGCTTCTGCGTTCCCAACAGCAGGTACATTGTGGGTATATGGTGGACCTGGTGGTTTAAGTGAATTCATTAACTATAATGGCATCTCAAATAATTCACCATCAGGTTGGACATTTAACAATCTGACACGTGGTCAACCCGGTACTACAATCAACTGCGTGATGTCTACGACAAGCACGGTGTTGAACTTGGTTGCGGGTCAAGCCACAACTGGTATTCAACCTGGGATGTATGTAAGCAATGCTAATATTCCTGGCACCGCTGTGATTACTTCAGTTACTCCTGGCGTATCGATTCAACTTTCACAAGCACCACAAATTGGTGGCACGGGTCTTGTGACATTTATTCCGATGGGTAACACAGCACAAACGTTTACGTTCTCAACAACCTCACCAACTTCTGTTGAACTTCATGCGCCAGGGTATTCACCTAGATTGAGTCATTGGGGTACTTCTGTAATTATGGATGGTCGTTACGATGATGATAAATCTTTCGTGTTTACACAGGGCATGTCAATAGCAAGAAGTGTGCCTCCTGGACAACGTATGGCACTGCAAAGTTTCCGTGTTGCGCCATCAGTAAGTAATGGTGTTCCTGGCTCAAGACTTGGTGATCGTGAAGTGATTAATCGTATGCAAATGATTCTGCGTCAGTTAGACCTTCTCTCTGGCGGTCAGTTCTTGATGGAAATTTTGCTGAATGCATCAACAGCAAACGCTGCACCTCAATGGGCTTCGGTTGGTGGCTCAAGTTTGGTACAATATGTTAATCACACCGCTGACACAAGAATTGATGGTGGTGAAGTTATTTACGGCTTCTTCACTAACTCATCTGGTGGTTCTACAAACTTGACAACGACTTCAGTTGAACTCAACTTGGTTCGTGACTTAGGTAATAGTATTTTAGGTGGAGGAACGCTTGATCCTAACCGAGGCTTCTATCCAGATGGACCTGATATTATTACAGTTTGTGCCCGAAACGTTGGTACGGCAGCAGCATCTATCTTCTCTAGATTGTCGTGGACAGAAGCACAGGCATAAATGTTATCAGTAACTACATTACCAATACTGCAAGTTGTAAATGAAAACAAAGAATTTTATTTCAACTTGCAGCCTGGTTTATCAGGTAGAGCAGATGTTGAGTATGTAAATCGAAACATATCTTTCAACCCTGCTTCTAACACCATTACAATTGGTGTCAATTTAAACCTTGCCAGAAACACTGTCAATGGTGTGGCTATTGCTGAGTCGTCGTTACCATCAACGAAGTTTAGTCCGATTAGTCGTATACTAGAAAATGCGTATTTAATACCTGGTTCTGCAAACGGTAATGTAAGTGTTTTTGTCGGTGACAGTTCGGTTTATTATTTGACAGGTAACACAGCAGGCAATCTTACTTTTGATCTTCGTGTAAGTCCCGAAGTGCCACTTGACAGTTTGATAGGTAATGGTCAATCAATTACAACAGCATTTATATTGACACAGGGCAATACGCAGTTTACTGCAAATCTTTCTATTGATGGTAGATATCAAGCAAACAGTACAAGATGGTCAGGAAATTCTAGACCAACTTTTATTTCGACAATCACAAATCAGCAGTTAGATGTGTATACATTCACAACAATAAAAGTAGGAGCCAATTCTTATTCGGTTTTGGGTTCAAGAACAGTTTATGGTTTTGGATAATGCCCTTAGTAACTACATTTGGTGCTGCTTCAGGTAGAGGTTATGGTCTTGGTACTGGAGTAAGAGATGGTTTATCTGCTGCAAGTGCAGCAGTCAGTGCTGCTGCTATTAAATCAGCAACAGGTACAAATACCGATGGTCTTTATTGGATTGATTTACCCACAGTTGGACCCACTCAAGTTTTTTGTTTAATGAATTCGTCTGCCAATGGTGGTGGATGGATGATGGCAATGAAAGCGACCAGAGGCACAACTTTTAATTATAGTGCAAACTACTGGAATACAATAAACACTTTAAATCCTACGGCATCTAATAGAAACGATGGTGATGCTAAGTTTGATACTATGAATTATTTTGCGGCTAAAGATATTATGGCACTTTGGCCTGATATTACAACTAATGGTGGAGGACTTGGAACAAATCCTTACAGTTGTTGGAGTTGGCTACAAAATAATTTTTTTGCAGGAAGTACCACCACATTAGTCAACTTTTTTAATACACAAGGCACATATAATACTGGCACGGTAAACACTGCTGGCAATTATGGTGGTTATTTTATAGGATTGGCGAAAAGTTCTCCTGATTGGGGTAATGGTATTTTTTCATCTCAAAATGCTATTAACTTTTATGGATTCAATTTTAAAAACTTTCCTAATCCCTCATACGGAAATGGTAGTGCTAAAGTTCGTTGGGGATTTGGATGGAATGAGAATGGTGAGGGCAACTATACTGGACCAGCAACACTTGCTAATGGAGGTTCGTTTTCCGGTTCAGACGATGTGAGTGGTGGTATTGGTATGGATAGTGGTTTTGGTAATTATAGTGCTGGTGATGCAATCGGATGTTGTCAAGATTCAAATGGCATCAATAGATCAGCCAGAGTTGAGGTTTACATACGATAATGTTTGTTTCAGAAAATATTCAAGAGCAAAGGCTCGCACATTGTAATCAATGTGAGTTTTATACAAAGTTAAATTTTTGTAGTAAATGTAATTGTTTTATGCCAGTGAAAGTAAAACTTGCTTATAAATCTTGCCCAATAGGACTTTGGCATTCAGAGAGCGAATTACTTAATAAATAATTGTGTTTATCTAAAAATTAAAAATGGTTTAAAATGTCAGAACAAAAAGTAGAATCGGGTCGTATAGCAGAAGCCGCCATCATTGCAGGCAAAATTGCCACGGGTGCTATTCAAGGTAACTCAATAGCGGCAGCGGCGATTTCTGGCAATCATTTGAATCCGAACATTATTGGTACAAATAATATTGTTGCTGGTTCTATTACTGGTAATTTGATTGTTAATGCATCAATATCTGGTAACCATTTAAATCCGAACATCATTGGTACAAATAATATTGTTGCTGGTTCTGTCACAGGTAACCTGATTGCAGCATCGGCTGTGGGCTCAAATACACTTACACCCAATCTATCTTTATCTTTAGTTAGAGTTTTTGAAACTGCAAATGTATTTACTACTGGTGCTACTGGTAATGTGATTATTAATGTTTTGAATAATACTGTATATTTCTTTTCGTCAAACACCACTGGTAATGTAACATTCAACTTTAGAGCAAATACACAAAATACTTTAGACTCTCAATTAGGTTTAGGACAATCAGTTAGTTCTGCAATTTTGTTAAAGCAAGGCGCCATAAGATATCGTGCAAATGTACATGTAGATGGAGTTTTACAAACTGTTTGGTGGTTAGGCAATTCTGCACCAGGTTTTGCTACAGCACAACAAGAATCAATCGATTTATATTCATTTAATATTTTAAAGACAGCAGCAAATACATACACGGTGTTGGCATCAAACAGCAATTTTGCACTGGCTCAAGGACAAATTAGTTAAGGTTTAGAATGATACAAAGAGTTAGAACGAGTATAATTCAAAGTGGTGCCGTAATTGGTAATACCATAGGACCTACTTCTGTCAGCACAAACAATATTGTTACTGGTGCTATAACCGGTAATTTATTGCCGTCAAATGTTATTGCAACGAACAATATTGTTGCAGGTTCTATTACGGGTAATTTGTTGTCATCAAATGTTGTTCGCACAAATAATATTGTTGCAAGTTCAGTCACAGAAAATCTGATTGCGAATGGCGCAGTCACAAACGCTAAGTTATCTGAACCTAACGCCTTTGAAGATTATTTTTTATTTGGTTTAGGCTCATAAGGAAAAATAATGCCAAGAAATTATACCATTTTAGGTCAACAAAATCCAGCAGCAAACACTTTAACAAGATTGTATCAAGTACCTGCTGCAAATTCCGCTGTCATTTCATCAATTAATATTGCTAATTTGGATGCTAACGCTGCCGTGTTTAGTGTGGCCGCAAATGTATCTGGCGTAGCGACTGCAAATGCAAACTATCTAGCGTGGCGTGTGTCTATTCCGGGTAATGATTCTATTTCTTTAAGTTTAGGTATTACTTTAAATGCTTCGTCGCAAATATCAGTAAACGCCAATACAACCACAGTTTCGTTTAGTGCATTTGGTACGGAGATGTACTAATGTCGATTCGTAGGTATACGAATAATAAATTCAGTGTAAAAAAATTTACTACGCCGGGCGTTCGTAACTACAAAGATAATTTATTCAGTTTAAGGAGATTTACAGCACCGGGTTTCGGACCAATAGGTCCTCCCTTTAGAATATTCTTATCATCCGATACATGGATTGTGCCACCAGGCGTTTCAACTATCAGTTATCTTATTGTTGCTGGTGGAGGCGGTGGTGGCGTTGCTGGTGGAGGCGGTGGTGGAGGAGGAGTTAGAATCAGCAACTCACATTCAGTGTCTCCTGGAACAAGTTATACGATTTCTGTCGGTGCTGGAGGAAGTTCAGCATCAGGTTCAAATAGTGGTTTTTTTGTTACGACAAGTGGAGGTGGTGCAGTTTGGGGAACCGGCGGCGGTGGTGGTGCAAATGATACATTTTTAGGTGGCGGATTTGCTGGCGGTTCTGGAGGTGGAGGAGGAGTTTCAAATCAACCTGGTGCTTGGGGTCCAAATTCACCGGGTGGCTTAGGAAATGCTGGTGCTTACAGTCCAGCAGAAGGTTTTGATGGCGGTGCTGGTTTTTTCAATACTGGCACCAAAGGTGTTGGTGGTGGAGGTGGTGCCGGTGGAGTAGGTGGTGGTAGTAGCACGAATTTTTGGGGTGGACCTATCATTGCAGGAAACGGTGGTATAGGAATATTTTCAACAATTACCGGTTCAAATACTGGTTTTGCTGGTGGTGGTGGAGGTGCAATTGATACGCCAGCAGGCTCAGGTGGTTTTGGACATTTCATTTGTGGTGGTGCGAATGGTGGTACAGCAGGTGTCACTAGTGCAGGAACTCCAGCTGTATCTAATCGTGGCGGTGGTGGTGGCGGTGCAACAACCAATGGTGGTTCAGGTGTCGTTATTGTCAAATGGGGCTAAAATAAATAAACAACTATGGCAACTATAAGAACAAGACAACAATTCAAAGACTACTGCCTACGTAGATTAGGCTGGCCAGTCATTGAAATTAACGTAGATGATGATCAAGTTGATGATCGCATTGAGGATGCGCTCGGTTTTTGGCGTGATTATCATTATGATGGAACAGAAAAACTGTTCATGAAACATCAGATTACGCAGGAAGACATCAATCGTAAATGGATTTATTGTCCAGATGCCGTACAATTTGTCACAGGCATTTTTCCGTTTGACCAATCAAATGCGTCAATCAACATGTTTGACTTGCGTTATCAGTTGCGTCTGCACGATCTCTATGACTTTACGTCGGTATCTTATGTGTCATATGAAATCACGATGCAGCATCTACGTACACTGAATTTACTTTTCTCTGGTACACCACAGTTTCGTTTCAACCGTCACCAAAACAAAGTGTTCTTAGACATCGATTGGACCAGAGATGTTGAACCTGGTGAATGGATTGTCGTTGAGTGTTATCGTGCAATTCAACCAGAAACTGTTGTATTGACAGGCACAGTGAGTGGTTCACCTTCGTCGAATACAATTGTGGGTTATGGTACAAAGTTTGATCAAGAAATTGTACCGTTCGACTTCATTTCTATTGGTGGAGAATCAAAACAAGTTGGTAATATTGAGTCGCCTACAAGTCTAACATTGATTGGTCCACCAACATTAACACATAATAATTCCGCAATTCAAATTGAAGGCACTACGGATATTTGGAATGATCGTTTTCTGAAACAATTGGCTACCGCAAAAATCAAACAACAATGGGGCAACAATCTCAAAAAGTTTGAGGGCATTCAAATGCCAGGCGGTGTCACATTAAATGGTCAAAAGATTTATGATGAAGCATCGGAAGAAATAAAAGATATGGAAGAACAGATTTATATGATGGGTTCACTGCCGTCAGAAATCTTTACTGGCTAATGACTACAAACTTTTACTTCAATAATTTTCCCAGTAGATTAGGAGGTGGTAATGTTATCACTCCAGAACAACTATTGGTTGAAAATCTTGTTATTGAAGCACTCAAGATTTATGGCTTGGATGTTTATTATCTACCACGTACAACACGTGATCAAGTAGATTATTTGTTCGGTGAAGATGTTCTAAAAGAATATCGTACTGCACATCCGATTGAAATGTACCTAGAAAATGTAACTGGGTTTGATGGTGAGCAAGACTTTATATCTAAGTTTGGTTTAGAGATTCGTGACGAAGCAACGTTGCTTGTATCTAGATTGAGATTTAGATATGCGGTCAATGGTCTGACACGACCACTTGAAGGTGATTTGATTTACATACCAATGACTACAAGTTTCTTTGAGATTACCAGCGTAGAATCAGAGAACGATCAAGCAATGTTCTACACATTAGGCCGTGGTCGTGGTGGTAATGTGTATGTGTATGCTTTGAAAATGAAACAATTTTATTTCTCAAATGAGGTTATCGAAACTGGAATTGATGAGATTGATGGTAACATTCGTAATTACTATCCAAAACTTCGTATATCATTAGGATCAGGTTCGGGCAGATTCGTTAATGATGAGATTGTTTATCAAGGTTCAAATCTTTCTTCAGCCACAGCACAAGCATTAGTTTATGATTTTCAGCCAAATGCATACATCGATGTGTATCGTATGCAGGGTGATTTTACATCATCAGCCAATGTACACGGTAACACAAGCAGCGCACAGTGGACAGTAACGCTTGCAACGGATGCGCCAGTTCAGAACACAGCGTTTGAAGACATTATCGACAATGCACGTATTGAAGCAGCCAGTGATGGCATCATCGACTTTACGGAAGTTAATCCGTTTGGAGAACCGTAATGTTAGGTAATGCTCAGTTTTATCACCGCACCATTCGTAAGATGGTTGTTGTGTTTGGCACGTTGTTTAATGATCTTGAGATTGTTCGCTATACACAGTCAGGTAATCCAAAAGAAAAACTTAAAGTACCACTATCTTATGGACCAAAAGAAAGATATCTGACACAGATTACATCCGATCCAAATTTAGTTAAGTCAATTAATTCTGTTATACCAAGAATGTCATTCAATCTTGACAGTCTTGAGTATGATGCAAGCCGTAAACAAATTTCAACACTACAAAATTTTTCTGCTGCGACAAACACCGGTGTTGCAACACAGTTTCTTCCTGTGCCTTATAATTTCGAGTTCAGTCTGTCGATTTATGTTCGCAATACAGAAGACGGCACACAGATACTCGAACAAATTTTACCATTCTTCACACCAGACTTTAGTGTTGTTGTAGATTTTATTCCATCGATGGGTCAGAAATATACTGTGCCTATTATACTGAATTCTGTAGCATCTACAGTTGAGTATGAAGGTGGAATGAGTGATGGCACAACAAGAATAATTATGTGGGATTTGACGTTTACGGCTAAGAGTTTCATCTGGCCACCTGTCAAATCTGGCAAAATTATTCATGCTGCAAATTCGAATCTGAATATTGATTTAACATCAAAACTGGTACAAAAAGTTTACGTCGATTACGCAAATGGTAATAATGTATTTACCACTGGTGAAACAATTCGTGATTCTGCAAATGGTTTCTTTGGCACGGTAGAATACTTCAGCAACACATCATTAGGAGCGTTAGTTATTACTGGCGGTAATAAGTATATTGAAACTGGATATACTCTTACGGGTGATTATTCTGGCGCAAGATATAATGTCTCAACATCAGACATCAATTCAATTAATGCAGTTGCAATAATCACTGAGCCTACTCCTACAAATGCTGCGCCACCTTCGGACTTTGGATTCATTGAAACAATTAAAGAATGGCCTGATACATTATGAAAAAATTAAATAAAAACTTATCAGAAATCTTCGATGTTGAACCGATTGAAGAAAAAACTATAGAAACATTGCCTGCTGTTGTAAATGACAGCAACAATCAAATTGACGCTGATGCTGAATTTGCTCGTACAAATATGCGTGAACTAATTAATAATGGCAACAGAGCAATGACAGAACTGGCATCAGTTGCAAATCAATCAGAATCACCAAGAGCATATGAAGTCTTAGCCACAATGATGAAGAATTTGGCTGAGATGAACAAAGATTTACTAGAGTTACAGAAAAGAAAAAAAGAGCTTGCACCTCAATCTGAAACTAGTAAAGGAGTCAACATAGATAAGGCAGTGTTTGTTGGCTCCACTAACGAATTACTTAAAATGATTAAAGGAAATAAATAAAATTATGGAACAACTAATCGAACAGATGAAGGTTATTTTAGGTACAAACTTTGGTTTGTATTTCAAAGCACACACCTTTCATTGGAATGTAGAGGGTCCAGACTTTGCACAGTATCATGGTTTCTTAGGAGACTTTTATGATGCAGTGTTTGATCAGACCGATTCAATTGCCGAACATATTCGTGCGTTAAATTCATATGCACCAACAACACTTGCACGAATGATGGAACTGTCAAAGGTGCAAGACATTGTTGCCATACCTTCACCACTTATCATGATGTCTGAACTTGCTCAAGACAATGACA